CTAATGGGGATTTCGTCCTTCTCACCTCTTATCACCTACCAGAAAATCGTTGTCTGTATTATAATTATTCACCAAACAAAACGCTATAACACGCCAATACCAACGCGGGGAAACCCGAATTGTAGAACGGTTCCATAAACGCTTCCATGATTGCGGCAATTCCATTATCTTGCTTACCGCTCAGTAGAATAGATTGGCAATAACCCAAGACAGCTCTACGTATTTGCTCCGGGTCCTCATCCTTCAAACCTTTCAATATTTCACAAATCTTTTTCCATGAAGCTCGGCTTATTAGTGCCCGACAAAGTTCGATAGTCTGAGATTGAGTTTCTGCCGCCCGCTTGGCGACTTCTAACCTCTTGTCCGGGTCTACCGCCAACACTTGAGCAAGGATTTGCAAAGCGTTTCTTGGATGACCCATGCTGTCTTGAATAATTTGTTCATAGACTTCCTTGTCCAGGGATTCCCCTTCCGCTTTCACAACTCGTAACAGTAAGCGTTTCATTTCCTTATCGGTCAATGGTTGAACCTGAAATTGGGAACAACGCCCGCGGATTGTGGGCAATAGCTTTTGCGGGTCTGTAGTACAAAGAATAAAATAGACGTGTTTCGGGGTATCTTCTAGCGTTTTCAAAAGCGCACTTTGCGCATCTTTCGTCAGCTGGTGAACCTCGTCCAATATCCAAACTCTGTAGGGACTACTCAGCGGTTTGTATTGGCATTGCTTCCTGATTTCCCTAATGGTATCTATTCCACGGAAATCCGCCGAATCAATTTCTTTCAAGTCATCGTCTTGAACCCCCAGCTCTCGTGCTATAATCCGTGCCAGGGTAGTTTTTCCGCACCCGGTCGGGCCGTAAAGTAGAATACTATGAGATAATGGTTGAGATGATTCACCGCTCAATTGTTTTCTCAATACTTCAACAATTTGCCGATTTCCTACCACTTCGTCTAATGTTTTAGGACGGTATTTCAATGCAAGTGTAAGATTTTCCTCCATATTTCTCCTCCCCTTTACATCATTTTACCCAAGGATGGTCAACGTCATAGACTTCTACTTCAATTTCCAATGGAACGATAATCCATGGCCATTCCTTCGGTAATTCTTCGCTTACTATTTGTTTCAAGACGCCTTCTAAGTATTCAAGTTCATTCGGGTCTACATCCATTACCAGTGAGTCATGAATCTGTCCTATTAGGCGTGAATTCCATTTCTCTTTTCTCATCCGTTCATCCAGCTTAATAAAGGTTTTTAGCAAACAGTGGAAAGCAGAACCTTGAATCGGATAGTTTACAATCTCATTTTTCCTCATTACTCCCGAACAGATAAATCCGGTAAACATTTGTAAGTAACCTTTCTTGTAGTATTCCTCAATCCATCTTTCCTTCCACTGCTTATATACCTTGAAGCGGACATTCCAAAAGTGGTCTTCTACTTCTCTCATATGTTCCACAAAGTCATCAAAGGATTTTATCCCGTTTTGCTGGAAATGTTCGGCAATCGTGATTCCTTCCGGTAACGTTATCCCGTCAGATTTCTTCCACTTCTTATTCACTGGTAGTTGAACCCAATCGCAAATCCCGATAGCATTGTTTTTGTAATAATCTCCGTAGAATTGAGGAAAAACAAATCCGTTTTTTGCTGCTTGTCGTAGCAATTTGTGTTCCGGTATACTTTTATCCAGCTTATCAAGGAAGAATATTTGCTTGGCCATATCTCCGTGCATATCGGAATTTTTATCATGTAAATAACTTAGCATATTCGGGTCGTGGTGATAACACGCCGCTATGTTTACTTCAAGTGCCGAGAAGTCGGCTTCTACCAATGTATGTCCAGGGCGTGGTAAAATAGCTCTGCGACAAATTTGCATCGCCTCTTTATCACGCTTGGGAATATTTTGGAAATTCGGGTTAGATGAACTGCTTCGGTAGGTCCGAACGGTGTGCAATTCAAAGGAAGGCCTCATATAACCGTCAGTGTTAGTCTCTCTCATGAATTGTTCGAGGTATGTATCACGGATTTTCGTCCACTTCCGAATTTCAAGAATTAGCTTCAACTCAGGAAGGTCAATCCGTTTTAAAGCGTCTTCGTCTGTGGCCCCTTGACCTGATTCAGTGTATTTCGGTGGCGTGATTTTCATGTGATTGTATAGGATATTAGACAGCTGATAATTGCTATAAATATTCGTTTTACTTCCATAAATATGTTCCCAGCGGCGGTAAAATTTTGTAGCCTGAAGTTTCTTCTTGTAGTATTCAATCCTTCTAGTGAGGCGTTGGCGTTGCTTTTGGCAATATTCGGTATCTATCCTTATTCCATAGCGTTCAGCTCGGGCTAAGGCTAAGACCCCCCGATGGATCAACATATACGCATCTTTGGTGGTAGGTTTTATGACAGGCTTCAGTTTAGTTCCCTCCCCTCTATCTTTATTTAGGACGAAACACAGTTAAGTAAGTATAGTTCACAATCCCGCAAGGACGATCCTTTACTTGCCAGGCTGTCGGGGAAACGTGGTGGTGCTGGATTATGTAATGGTCAACTATCTCGAAGTTAGTCATCACGTTAGGCCATAACACAAAGCAGGGATAATATTTCCGCTCAGCCAAAGAGAACACATCAGTGTACTTGAAAAACAGCAGGCCAGTATCTTTCAGAAAACCGGGGATCATCTCATTAGCTATAGCTACAAAGTTTTTCACCTCATCGAAAGTGTAGTGGTATCCTCCGTAGTCCTTGGAGCGGCAATCCTTCGTTCCACTGTAATCCTTCGTTCTGCTCACGTCGAACAAATATGGGGGATCATAATACACTGCATCGGCGGGACCGTTTTCCTCGACATACTCCTTTGTTTTCTGGAAGGTAATTATATCATCCGGTATGAATTGGATGTCAAACTTCTTGGGTGAGAAGAACTGGGGCTTGTCCAATTCCGTTAGATAAAACCTCCATGAATGCTTATTGCCCGGGGTGGGGTCAATTATGATGGCTCCTTCAAAAAGGTGAAACTCTAGGATCATTTGGAATGCCCGGGAAAACTCTACGGTCGTCTGTAGAGCCACAATAGGCCTCTTGCCCCTAATCAATCGTCCCATCCCAGCTCCTTCCTCCTTCCGTACCAATGATAGAATTCCCTTACGTATCAATTCATAGGTGTCTTTCGTTGTAGCAACAACTTTTACTCCCACTAGTCTCTCTCCTTCCTTCTCGTCCTTATTATACAATTTGCAGCAAAATTATTTTTACAACTCAAATCTCAACTCTTTCATCTGTAACATTGCAAGTCTATATGTAACCAGGCTGTCTATCCCGTTATACAACAATAGCTTTCTGAATAACGTTTCATCTCTAACCAATTCCATAATTCGGTTTGGAGTATTGGAGTCAGGGCTTTTCAGGTAAGGCTCGACTTCTGAGTCATAATCAGGTGTTCCAAACCTTACATATGCCTGAAATTTCAACCCAGTTATCCCGGGCCTATTATCAAGGACATGTGCCGCTTGCATTGTATCAAATACCCAAGGCCCAACTTCGATATTATTCAAGAAATTCAGCCAATTATCCTCGTATTTCATGTTTGCTGCGATTTTTCCTATATCTGGATGTTCAAGTACACGTCTGAGTAGTCTGAGTTGTTTTTCTTCTGTCGGGAAAGGTATAGCATATGAGCGGTCTTCTTCATAGCAAAAAGAAATTGTAACTATTCTGTGATTTTCTTTGTTATAGGGTTTTAGTCCAGTAGCCTCAATATCGAATGCAAGAAATCTCGGTTTGTCCTTCAATATAGTCCTCAAAACATATTCTATGTCAAAACTAATTACAACGCTTTCCCGTTCATCCCGGTAATTCGGGAGCGGTTCATCCAGCTTGGAGAATGCTCTTTCCAAATCTTGTGTCCAAATTAATTCAACTACTCCTTCGCCTTCTTGTCTTTCCATAAAAGATGGATGGAAAGTTGGACATATCCAAGCGTTGAGTGTTCGGTCAGGGATAGTCCACCCCCGCCAAACATTGATTCCATTATGTCCAGAGGTCTTCCAGCAATATCCTGTTATCACTGAGGATACTGCTGCGGCTCCCTGAAGTATTATGAGTTTCGGCTGATACTGCTTTATTGCGTCTATTACTTTCTGCCTACAACAAGCTATCTCGTGTTCCGTAGGTGCTTTATTATTTCCTTTCTGGTCTACGGGTCGGCAATTTACAGCGTTTAGGCTTATACAGTCCTGAAATAAATCTACTTCCAGCCGTTGGAATTTCCTTTGCAAAAATTTTCCCGTCATTCCTTGCCAAGGTTTTCCTTTTTCGTCGTCTTCCTGCCCCGGTGCTTCTCCAATAACCATAATCCCCTTTTTAAACTTTCCATATGGCTTCATTCGGGGAGATTCTACATATTTATACAAACCGCAAGAAACGCAAGAAAGCGTCCCTTTCTCAGATTTATATGGAGTTTTTTCCAATTGTTGTTTATCGAAAAATCCTCTCATTTCCAAAAACTCCTTTACTCAACCTTTTTTCAACCCTCGCCATAGCTCTCATCCTCCGGCTCAAACAACCCTTTGTATTGAAGTTTTCCGGTTTCCAATTCTGAAATTGGAAATAACCTCATTTTGTCTAGCTTTTTGTGTTTTTCAATACGCTCTCTTGCTATTTTTACATACTTCTCCTCAATCTCTATCCCAATGAAATTCCTTCCAGTATTGATACAGGCTATGGCAGTTGTCCCGCTTCCGATGCAATTGTCCAAAACGACTTCGCCGGGCAGAGTATATGTTTTGATTAGATATTCACAAAGGGCAACAGGCTTTTGTGTTGGGTGATATCTTTCTTTTAATTCACGTTTAAAATATAATATGCTTGTTGGATATCTTTTACCTTCATTTTTTGTAATATAACCATTCTTAGTCACTGTTTTCCCAAAAATCTCATTATCATTATACTGCCTGATAATTTTATATGGTTTTCCTTTAGTCATTTGCGGATTATATGTAGGTAATTTTTTATAAAAAACCAATATATTTTCATGCTGTTTTAGTGGCTTTTTATTAGCACTCAAATTACCAGTTCCCTGCTCTTTAATCCATACCCATTCATATCTTAAAAGATTTATATTGCTACATCCCAATACTTTATCAAAAGGTGTTTGTGCAAACAACAATATTGCCCCATTATCCTTTATAATCCTTTCGTATTGTTCCCATAATGGTTCAAAGGGAATAATGGTATCCCACTTGCAAGCAGTAGTACCATAGGGAAGGTCGCATAGTATCATGTCAATACTTTTATCCGGGAATTGCCTCATTACTTCAAGGCAATCCCCGTGAATAATCTCATTCAATGGCAACCCGTTCATTAATCCTCATCCTCCAGCTCAAACAGCTCTTTGTATTGAAGTTTTCCAATTTCCAATTCCGAAATTGGAAATAACCTCATTTTGTCTAGCTTTTTGTGTTTTTCAATACGTTCTCTTGCTATTTTTACATACTTCTCCTCAATCTCTATCCCAATGAAATTCCTTCCAGTATTGATACAAGCTATAGCAGTTGTGCCGCTTCCGATACAATTGTCCAAAACGACTTCGCCGGGCAGAGTATATGTTTTGATTAGATACTCACAAAGAGCAACAGGCTTTTGTGTTGGGTGCAACTTCCCTTCATTTGCTTCCCATTTACCCTCAATTATAGTATCAGGATATCTATGCGTATAAACTCTTTCCTTATTATCTGTTCTTAATTTATAAACAGAATCTCCTTTGCTATAATTTTTAACCTTGGCTGGTTTATCTCTTTCAATCATTTGAGGGTTGTACGTTACCTTACCTTTACCAAATACTAGTATGTTTTCGTGTTTCCGCATTGGCATGATTTTAGCGTTTATAAAATTTCTTGGTATATGTTTATCCCAAATCCATTCATATTTAAACAATTTAAGATTACTCATAACTAATGCACTTGTAAAAGGTTGAATTCCAAACAATACTATTGCCCCATTATCCTTTATAATCCTTTCGTATTGTTCCCATAAAGGTTCAAAAGGAATTATCGTGTCCCATTTACAATCTGTTACCCCATAAGGTAAATCGCATAGAATCATGTCAATACTTTTATCCGGGAATTGCCTCATTACTTCGAGGCAATCCCCATGAATAATTTCATTCAACGGCAACCCGTTCATTACTCCTCATCCTCAGACATAATGGCGATGACATGTTTCCAGCTATCTCCGGCAAAGCCAATTTTATTGTCACTTATCTTACAAGTCTTCAGCCTATCAAATAAGCTAATGAGAAATTCAATACCAATAGAGAAGGAAAACTTGGAATCTTTATGTTCCGTCTTTAGCCTCTCTTCAAACCAACCATATTCGTTCTGAGCGGTCAATATCAATTCTCCGTTTTTCGCCTTGACTTTTACCGTGGGGAGGGTACTTGCGTCTGTTTCCTTTTTGGCAAATACATTAGCCCTGTTCAGCGCTTCTCTCATATCCTCAGGGAAGGTAAATTCATCGCCTTCAATATCCAAAAATCTTTCGACGTCAGGGAATTCCCCTTCTACCGTCCGGCAAGAGAAAATAGTACCTTCGGGCGTCCTGAAATGTGCCCAATTCTCTCCAAGGGAAATCTCTTGAATATCGTATTTGATAAGTTCCTTTACTGATGAAGCGGGGATAAGGAAATCGCCAGGCATCTTCTTCTTGAGCTGATATTGAATAATCTGGTAGGAATCGGAGGCCTCTACCTTATCGCCTCTTACATTGACGCAAGTCAAAATCGGACGGCTCATATCGCTAGAACATGCGGGATAGCACAGAGACAAGGCAGGCAAAAAGTCTTCCGGTAGATTCTTCCACTTTCCGATTTCGCCAACTTCCTCAAGAGGTAAGCGGATTTCCTGTTCAAAAAGTAGTCCAGCCTTCGATCTTCCGGCTTTTATAACCACCTGATTTTCTTGTTGCTCAATCTCAATCTCCTCGTCCTTTACTTTGGCCAGGAACTCATACAACGCCTTCGCTTTCACCGCACCCCTCATATTCTCCAAGCCAGTAACAGGGTGAGATACACTAATTTCATCGTTGTAAGTAACTACCCGATCACCAATGAAGGCAAAGCTCGTTGACTGTTCAATCAACTCCTTATTCGCCAATCCAGGCTTTACCTTCTCCAACGCTTCTAAAAGCTCAACTTTATTGACTTTCATGGTTTCTCCTCTCCTCCTAATTAATTTTATTCTCCTTTGATTTTCCTTCCTCCAGAAGTGAATTCGATAGGTCCACAAACTATTTTTGTGGGGAAACCCCCATCATCGTATTTAATTGTGCATTTCCTGCCTCCCATTAGCTCTGTCAACTCAGTGAGGTAGGAAAGAACATTTATAGCAAGGATTTCAGACAGATTATTTATGTCAACTTGCGGCGGAATATTGAACAGAGGTTGGATAGTTTCTTCCTCTTTTTCGCTTTCTTTTGGCGAGGTAAGTTGTTCCATAAGGCTGAAGTTCTTTTCAGCCCAATATAGGATTCTCCCTGTTTTCTCGTCTATTACCATAGCATAATGGTTAGTTGGTTTTCTCGTGATTACTATTGCCCCCGGGATGTTTTCCTTTACGTACCTACGTAAATCCACCCCTGACCATCTTTCTTTACTACCTGGCATTTTGTACTCCTCCCTCTCTGTATTTATTATACAATTTAGCGTAAAATTATCCTATGTCATTTATGTCATTCTTGAATACACTGGTCTTTTCCGAACAGGATTGAGTTTATCTTTGAATCTTTCCAGTCCGGGACTATCCAAAACTCCGCCATCTATAACCAACCTTCCCGGAAAACTCTGATAGAATAACAACCGCAAGAATTCGTCCAAGAAACGCTCTTCAGCATCTGCTATACAATATCGGTATATCAACCAATCTCCATTTTCATCCCATATATTTACTCCAACCAATTCGCCTTTTCGCTTTAAAAAGGCTCGATTTGAACCATGGAACATAAACCAAATCAGTGATTCACTATCAGCAATTTCTTCGTCTTTCTTGTTGTCTAACCATTTTATTAGCAATGACTTAATCTCAGGAACCGGTGGAACATCAGTGGTATAAGTCCAACAACCTTCATTTCTTCTCGGCCATTTCCTCGAATTCTTCCTAAACACTTCCCATTTTCCGCCTCTCATATCGAAAAAGTTGGTGGAATAATATGTATATTCCCAATCCAAAAATTGAATCGGTTCACCAACTGAATAGTTTACAAAATCGCTCCAAATTCGTAGCCCCTTTGGCGGTTGTTCTGAAAAGTCCTTAAGATTCAAGGGAAGAGGAGGGAATACTGCCCATTCGTCCTCCTGCAACCAAATAAACTTCCCATTTGTTTCCAGTTTTATGTTCGGCTGAATAGACAGATATTCCCTTGTCAACCAAAAGTTAGGAATTATTTTCAGTTCATGAGCTCTTTCAAGATATTGGTCAATCCCTTTCATTTTCATAACAATCCCTTCTGCTTCTTAGATTGTCCAGATTTCTTACTTTCTCCGCCTTGTGATTGTTCTTTTAACAGGCGATCTATCAGCTTCTTGCTGACTTGTCCCCGTTTCCTGCTCTTTCCTCCCATCTTCCTCTCCTCCCTTCTTATTATACAAGTCAATAATCATATCATATTTACACAAGGCTAATACTCCATCAAAGTCATCTTTCTGTGGGTCTTTGACCGCCAGGAAATCTTCGGTAGGAATAAATGCGAGGGACTTTTGAATGTTAAACAAGCTGATAAAATCCTTTGTCTTTAAAGCTATTGGCGGCATTTCCTTCGGTAATCTGTTCACAGTGAAGAATCCTTTTTCATTCGATTCAACCTCAACTATTGTTCCGGTATAGATATTGCGCTGTCTCAATATTAATGAAGAATTTTCCACTGAAATTTCAACGTGCGATAAATCCTCCTCTAATAACGGTACACAGTCTGAAGATAGGTAGAAAAGATATTGAGATTGTTCAGCTTTCTTCTTCAACTCTTGGTACAATTTATCAATATCTTCAGCGTTAGGAGAAACGCTTTTTGTATAACAAATTTTCCTACGAGTAAACTCTTTCTCCACAGTGTGGAACACAATCTTGCTCCCATCTGGTGTGATTTCAAAGGTAAATTGTGGTGAGTCATACTCGTTAGCGTTGAATGAAATTGGGACTTCAAACCTAGCCTCGCTCTGCCTCAAGGAAAATCTGAGTATCATGCTGTAGTCAAAGTTTACTACATATATGTTATCCCCAATGCAATGAATCATGTTCTTGATTCCCCGGTTGTCCATGGCGACTGCCTGGGCAAATATCCCTTCGATACGTTTGTTCACATTTACGTTCGCTTTTTTGCTCATCTAACCAACCCCGCTTTCAAAGATTCTATAAGCTCTTTTCTTTCATCAGCTTCCGGGACGTATGACCAAACAATCCCGTCACGGTCATATCCCACAGGTACCATTCCGCCTCCCCAGCTGACGCTGTAAGCAACATTTCCTTCCATATTCCAAAGTTCGTGGACTTCTTGTTCCAGGGCTTCGGTAAGAAATCCACCATGTTCATACACCCAATCCCGGAACATACTCCACGTGACCGGCTCCCCTTTATGCTTGGCGATGAATCTCATTGCCATTACTGTACACCCATAGTTCCATCCGCCTTTGAACCAATCCTCAACTGAGCAACAAATATCTTGGTCATTGGTAGGAACATTCCCGAGGTCAAACGTGGAGCAAGAAATCCCGTAGCTTCGGAATATTTCCATATATCGTTCTAACAACACGCTTCCTAACAGCTGACTATCGCAACCGGCGATGAATACGCGGTCAAAATCAAGGTTTCTGTTCACAAAGTTCTGTCTTACTCCCGGAATGTTCGCTGAATAGGAATACGTATCAAATGTCATGTGTTTGATTCCAATCTTTGCTAGGGTTTCTGCGTATCGCCTTACATCATCCTCGGCGTCGTTGACCAAAAACATATATGGTTCAATCCTTGGGACAACTCTTACTCCCGCCTCGTGCAATACCTTTGCTGCTTTCATCCTGCGTTCATAAGAAGGTGCTCCGGGCTCCAGCTGCTTAGTCAATTCTTCGTTCGTAGTCAAGATGGTGATATGAACCGCAGCACCAGCTGGATTTTCTGCCAACGCTCTTACATATTCATCTTCAGCGACTAGGTCAGATTTAGTGTTGATCATAACCGGGTAAGCAATTTCCTTGAAGTATTTCAACAGTTCAAGGCTAACCTTGTGTTTTCGCTCCAACGGGTGGAAATCTTCAAAGCGAATTCCAAACCTTACCGGGATTTCCATCGCAAAGGCTTTTCGGATACCTGACAACCCGTGCGGGTCTTTTCCCCGAAGTGGTAACATCTTGTCGATTTCCCGTTTGTAGTAATCAGGGTTACAATGTCGTAATCCAATCGCTCGGGGGTTGTCAAAAAAGGAGGTGTATAAACTAGCCCGGAAGGTATCAGCATAGCAGTAAATACACCTGAACGGACAATTCAAACCGTCCCAAACGTCTGCGTTAAACGGCATGGGACAAGCCGCGGCTCGTAATGAGATTTCAAGAAAACTGTTGATTTGTTCTGTGTCCAATAACCGTTCCTTCTTTTCCCATTGCCGAGTCAATAGGTTGTATTGATAGTAGTTCTTTTTCCGCCCTTTTTCTTTTATAGGTCCACCTTTGTGTTTTGCTGGGAAGAAAGGGCGATTCCCTGGGACAATTCGGCTCACTAATTCTCTGATTTCTTGATACTCCTTGATGACGTTAATGGTTCTCCTCTCCTTTCTTTAAATTTCCAATCACTCGTATTCCAATAATACTAAATCCCCAACCACCTCATCGGTTTTCCAAAAAATCTCCGGTTGAACCTATATTCCAAAACAATATAGGCTCAGCTAACCACTTTCGATTCTTCACCAACCAATCCCAAGCCTTGGCATCGTAATAAGGATGACAAGGAAATGGAACAGGAGTATTACAGGCTTCAGTATATTCCCAACCTTCGTCTATCAGTTCCAGATTTCCTTTCTTCGATGATTGGAAGCGAGTGAGCGGTGAAAGGTAATCATTCATAATACGCTTACACTTGAGTGAAATGTCTCCTGTTCTGGTCATTACTCCATACACTGTCTGACCAGGACGGGTAGCTTGCCACACTCCTGAAGCAATAGTACCGCTACCGACACAAATGACTATAGTAGGGAAGTCCTTTATGCACTCTTTTGCTATTCGGACAGTTTCTTCAAGCGTCTCCGACAACGGCAATCCCAAAGGTAACAACTTGTATCCTTTCGGCGTTTGTTTCCGGGCTATGTAATAATTCACTTTTGCCATCCCGGCAGGAATATCTACCAATTCAGCTCCCCATCGTTTCCACTGTTGACGGTGGAATTCTAGCAATGGAATAGATTTCTTGTACACTGGATTGAAAATCCGACATTTCAACCCCAAATGGTAGCATGCCCAAGCAACTCCCCACCCGGCCATACTGACAGAAGTCTCTACGTAGGATACACCGATGTAACCTTCTCGTTTCAGCTTTTCTAGATGTTTCACTAATCCTCGAATCTTGCTGAAAGGCGGTGCTCCTTCCGGCGCACAAAGGTCTTCCCTCTTTACATATATACCATCGTATTCTTCAACGGGTGTATCTCTCAGGAGGATGGTGAACATCCTACCACATCCTTCAACGTGTACATCTCATCAGTAGTTCCTTCTATGATTTTTAGCCCTTCCTCATAATCTCCTACCCCATCCCAACACTTCCTCGGGTCCTCGCCTTTTTGAATAGCCAGCTTGAAGTGATGAGTGTTAAATGTGCATGGATTTTTCACGTCCAATCCACAACAGGTATTACATTTTTGCACGTATTCCCAACCACTATTTACGAAATCCGGACAGCCAAGAATAATATCATGTTTTTCAGCAATTTCAATAAGTTTCTTGAGTATCCTCCTCCACTGCTTGTCTTGATTCATATACCAGATTTTTTCTATATCCAGCCCCAACTTGAGTAGGTTTTTTGCTACATAATCATTGAAGTGAAGATTGTAAGTGTTGTAACGATTGATTCCATAAGACTTTAACAGTTTGACTGTTTCCTCAAATTGCTCCGGCGTATGGTAGCCGGGAATGAACGGTTCACCATTGACTCCAACATTGAATCCTTTCTTTTGTAACTTACTCAACATTTTGATTCTGTCTATGGGGTTTTCCGTCATTTTGCGTTCAAACAGTTCCCAATCAGCTTCCAATCCAGGAGTGATTATTGCCATCATCGTGCAGGTTTTCCCTAACCCGGTCATTTCATAAGCCCGGCGTGGAAATTTTGTTTGGACTACCGTATCCCAACCTATTTCCATAAGAAATTTTAGTATTTCAGTGGATACTCGATATTCTTCTTCCCATGGCTGGAACGGGTCAGAACGGTTTCCTAAACGTAATGTCTTGCGTTGTCGTATCGCTTCGTGTAACGGACTTTTCCCTCGTGGAGATGGGGATGAGAGTTTTCTCTTTATATCCTCCACGTCTGCCATGCGAAAGTCATTGCCCCAAGTTCGATTTAAACGCCGGGAATAACAATGGTAACAATTCACCTCGCATGTCCAATAAGGGTCAATGGATAAAGGCAAAGGGCAATATAACATATCACCTCTTATCCCCAATGCCGCTGTATATATTTTCATCAAATCACCTCACTCTAGCTTACTTACCTTGCCCCCTTTAACCTCAATTAATCCGTATGCTTCGAGAACCTTAACAGCGACATTTACTGCATATCGGCTTTCTTTAAGATTCGGTTTTCCTCCTTCTTTGACATACAGTTCATCAGTTCTCTTCACCCAATCCTCTACGATCATGGGGTTCTTTGCTCTCTTAATGACCAAAGTTGCCGCACCTATACGAGTTACACCTACACCAGTTGACGGCGGAGTTGGTTTGGCTTTAACCTTGGATTTCTCTGCGGGTTTTTCTTCTTCAAGCTCGTCCTCCTCTTCTTCAACTTCAAACTCGTCATTTACTTCTTCCTCTTCGTCTTCTTCGTCAACCTCGTCCTCTTCCTCTTCTTCCAGTTCTTCCTCATCTATTTCCTCATCTTCTTCTTCAAGTTCCTCGTCAGCTTCTACTTCCTCGTCTTCTTCTTCAACGGATTCATCCTTTAAGAGTTTAATGACTCTCATGGTCTCCTCGGAAATATCATCCTCAGGTAAAAGCAAATCAGCGGCCTCTAATATTTGTTCCGTCAATTCCTCGTCTGTCACTTTCTTTCCTGTCTTGATTTGCGGGTCTAGCCCCAGGACATCATTCAACTCCTTCGCTGCCTTAATCAAATCCTCTCTTTTTACTAACATACAAACTCCTCCTTTTTTTTGATTTGATTTTGTATTGATTTTATATTAGCTTTCCTTCTGATATTATTATACAATTTGAACCAAAATTATTTGAATGGTTTTCAAAAAAAGTTTCTTCCCAATCATGGGAAAAAACTTTCCAAAAATGGTCTACCTGCGGCGAGGTCTTGCAAAACCCAAACCTCTCTGTCGTTGGAAAATTCTCCTTCACGCACCACGATTTCATTGATTCGCAATATTCCCAACTTTTTCTCCCTTCCTTGCGGGTCTTGGTTCAATCCATACATCGCTGTAACATGAGACAACTTCCTCTTGTCTTCGCTGAAGTTACTCATCGTCAATCTTTTCCGCTCATAGCTTTCTGAATCTGCTTGTGTTGCAGTAACTACCAATACATGCCGCTCTTGAGACAAACCTCGCAAGGATTTCCAAATATAATCCTGCCTGTGGCGAAATTCAGAAACCTTCGCATCGTCTGCTGACATCAAGTCAGCATAATCTATAATTATGACATCCGGGACAAAACCATCCTGCCTTTCCCAGATGTCTAATACTTGTCGAATTTCGGTCACAGTAAGAGTTCCAGCAGGATAGGTTATGAGCTTAAATCGGCGTTTATACCGTTCAAAGAAAGTTTTAACGCTTTTCTTGGCTTGAACTACTGTGAGCGGTCTGCACTTCTTTACTTTCTTCAGCCAAACCGTTCCTTTTCGTTCAGTACAACCATAGGCGTCACAGGGCTCATAATCCGGGTATTCTTCATATTTTTTCTGTAAGACGTCAAGGTCAACAAACTGGTGAGGGTTTTGCATAAACATCGATAATGACGCTTCATCAAAAATTCCGTGGTCACAATTTCGGTCTGGTCTGTCACATAGGTCTAACTGATTCAACACGCAATCCCCGACAGGGCGGAAACGTTCTTCGCAATACCTTTCTTTGTCAGAGCGTTGAGAAATGTATATACAAATCCTTCTCAACACTTGTTCCTCGGTCATATCACCCGCCTCAAAAAAGGCAACGTTCGCTTTCTGACGGATTGCTCTCAATCCTATCTCCAATAGCATAAAAGTTTTCCCTCGTTTCTCTGGAGCAAGTAATGCAACAAATCCTCCTCTGACCAGTTGGTCATTCCAAAGCTCTCCCAACGCTCCCGGGTAGGTCACTACAGGGGAATAGGCTTGAGAGAACGCTCGTTCAATTGCTTCCATTGTTTCCTTTTTCTTCGACAAGTCCAAGCCTAACTTTTCATCTTCAAATATGGACGGTTGGAATGATGCAGCCAGTTGCTCGGCTTTCTCAATTTCTCCCGCTTGAATGAGTGCTTGGACTTGTTCATTGTGTTTTTCAATTTCTCGGGCTTTGAAGTATTCAATAGTCTTGTCGTATAAATACGCTGAATTGAACTGAGTTCCCCTGCCATATTCATCGCTCAAGTCTTGTAACAATTCCTCTATGTATCTTGCATCAGTCTTGGATAAGCCTTTCTTCAACGCATCCATGTATAAATCCTGTATGTTGGAATCGGGAGCTTTTCCATACTTTTTGAAATATTCCATGCACCAGCCCGCAACGATTTTCAATTCAGGAGATTCTAACAAAGTAGGATTCCAAAATTTCTGAATCCTTTGCAAGTAGTCTGTACTTACAATCATTCCGGTAACAATCCGGCGTTCAATAAATTCTTGGTCATCTCTTATCAAAATAAATCCCCTCCCTAGGCTTTCTGTCTTTATATTATACAAACTCCCGTCGAATTACTTGTAATTCAAATCCTTCCAATTCTCTTTCTCTAATTCACAAAGGAAGGCTATGTTGCAGGCTAAATGCCAAAGGTGAGGTAATCCGCTTTCCGGGTCTACTCCTGAAGGATTTTCTAGGTATCTGAGCCAATGACGATAAGCAGCATCCCGGTACCTTTCTTTTTCAACTTCCTTCCAACGCAACACACCTTGCTCACCGTATTTTTGACAACCATATTCCCTTATGGCAGCAATTGCCCAGATGATTTCGGACGGGACTAATGATAGGCGGGGTTTCCCGGCGTCCGCTTTAATTTCTTGATTGTATTGCATAGCTTTTCCTCCTATCCTCTCAGATAAGATTTTCCAGTAATTGCATCACGTTCCAAATTATCGGTCTTGGCTTCGTCCCGGCGGAATCTACTGAACAATGAATGGTTCAGGTCAAACATGTCTAACCTAATGTCGGTAATCCAAGTATTGTCCCGAATCCAATCTATGTACCGTGCAATCAGTTCCATCGGACCGGGAAGAAGCCTGACCAAATCTCCTTTCAAGTGTTGTTCTTGTTTCTCTTTTATTTGGGAATACAAATTGAGAAGGGTTTCCGCAAGCGTTCCCTCGTCAACGGTTCCTTCAAACAACATCTCTGCCGGTTCATAACAATCCCGGTAGAATACATAAGTCAAATCTTTGCTACGGAAGAATTGCTGTAACACTTTCTTGGGGTCTTTGGGGGTATCGGTAGAAATAGTTTTAGACTGACCGGGAACAACTCCAGCCCGGCGCATAGCATCCTCAAGCTTGATGAATTTGCTACGCAGGCTGGAACCACTCTCAATGACGGGGATGTACTGACCACCTATATTGTCCTCGTACCAATCAAGGGCAGTCTTTACTCGTTGAATGGAAACGCCATCAATTTCTACTAGCTTTCTAATTTCGTTTGCCCAACTAACTATCTTTTGGGATGTTACATTAATTCGTTTATTTTTCCTTATGATGAAAGCTAGTTTTTCTGCTAATGGAACGTATCGGGAATTTTTATCTTGTTTACCTTCTTTTAAATTTAGGTCAGAGAATAATATTATATTTTTATTTTTTATATTCTTATTTAATATTTTTAGGGCCTGATTTCCATCCCTATGGTTTCCATCCCTATGGTTTCCATCCCTATGGTTTTCACCCTTATGGCTTTCGGAAGGACTGGAATTTTCCTCTGTGTCACTTCCATCCACAGTAATTCCTTCAAGGTCCGATGGAAAAATCTCCATTCCAACTTCACCAAGAATTTCCAATATGTCATTGAGAGAGGAAAATACATATGGGGTATCTGTATACATCCAAAATGAGCCTTTTACCTGCTTTGTTTGCTGGTCACGGTAACGTATTTTCTTCATAAGCCCAAATTGCTGTAGTTCTTTCATTGCTGAGTCAATCGCGTTTTCTCCTTCTTTCATCATTGAGCAAATCGTGGTTTTATGACTTTTCCACCCATCTTGGTTGGACAATCCGATGAATAATAGTACCTTCGCTTTTGAACTTATGTTAGGATTTCG